CCGACCCCGAAATCGAGGCCGACTTGACACCCGCCCCGGCCAGCAGCTCTCGCCAGCCGCCGGTCGATTCAAGGCTGGTGACATCCACCGTCTCGGCGTTGAAGCTCAGCCGCGTGGCGCGCAGGCCCGCGATGGTCTCGAACTGACCCGCTCCGGTCTGGTCGATCTTGATCAGAAGGTCCTTGCCGGCCTGAACTGCCATGGCTCGTCTCCATTCGTTGATTGGGTTGCGCCCGTCCGGGCCGTCACAGTTGCACGCGGGCGCGGAAGACCAGATCGATCCGCCGCACCTCGCCCTCATCGATCCGCCGGGCACTGGCCCGCAGGAAAAGCAGGCTCACCAGCGCGCCGCGCGTCAGCACAAGATCGGCCCCGACCAGCCTGTCCGACACCGCGACACTGATCGTCTTGGCGGTCAGGAACCCTGTTCCGTCGCTGATCACGCTGACGCTCAGCTGATGTTCGGCGCCCGCGCCGGACTTGTCAGATGCATCCCGCACCTCTTCGGGCCCGATCAGGACGAAGGTTCCCGCCGGGTTGGGCGGGACCGCGTCATAGATCGCCACACCGGCCAGCGCCGGCGCTGCGGAAAGCGCCTCGAACACGGCCGTCTGCAGCGCTGCGGCTGCTCCATAGCTCATTTCGGGGCCTCCTCGCGGCAGAAGCAGACAAGATAGCGGCCTGCCTGATCGCGTTCCGTGACCGCCTGGATCGTGAAGACCCGCGGTCCCTCGACAAGACGCTGCTCGGGCCGCGGCCGGGTCGATGACCCGACCGGGGCCGCCCGGACCGTGATCCGGTAGGGGACCTGGCTCAGGATCAGCTCTTCCCCCGCCGGGTCGCGCCCGGCGCCCGCCACGATCTCGGCCCAGAGAATACCCTCGGTCACCCAGCTGCGGCTGTAGCCGCCGGCGCCGTCCGGCACCCGCGTCTCGGTCTGCAGCTCAAGCGCCCGGTTCAGATGCGGGGCCTTCATCTGCGCCCCCTGCCGCCCAGAACCCGCACCTGCCGCCAGCGCTCGATCAGCGTGACGACAGCGAAGGGCAGCCCGGCCCCCTGACTGGCATCGTCGTGGCGATGCTCATAGAATTCGGCGGCAAGCAGCATCACGGCCTGCTGCAGATCGGGCGGCACATCGGCCCAGGTCAGCCCGAACCCGGCGTCGAACTCCACGACCGCCCGGCCGTCGGTCGGCACGTCCGGCAGAAGGCCCGCCGATCCGGCGATCCGGGGGCGATGAAGATCACGCACCAGCCGGAACTGGGTCGGCGGAATCACCGTCGGCGTTCCGTCCTCGGCGTAAAGCGTCAGCGACTGGACCGCTGCCACCGGCGCGATGGGCAGCGCCTGTCCCGACGGGTCGCCCCATTGCTCGATCTCCCAGGCAAAGCTGCGCTGGATCAGCGCCTTGGCGATCCGCCCCTCGATCGCGGCCATGGCAGCGCGAAGATAGCTCTCCAGCAATCCGTCCTGGTCCGGCGCAAGGGCAAAGCCGCCCGCCAGCCTCAGGTGGTCCTTCAGGGCCGCGATCGGCAGCGCCGCCTGCGGCACTGGCGTGACTTCGGTCAACATCATCTCATCACCTCGATGGCGCGTGGCGGGGAACCGGACGCGCGACCCGCCCCGAACCGCTCGAACGGATTGGGGGAGCGGCCAGACGGCCCGGGGGCCGTGCGCGCGCGTCCGGACCCGGCCCGGGGTCGCCCCCGGACCGGGATGTCTCGGGCCCGGTTACGACACCGCAACCCGCAGCAGCTTGATCGCCGCGAAATCGGTGATGTCGCCGCCGACGCGCTTGCTGGCGTAGAACAGCACATGCGGCTTGGCCGAGAACGGGTCGCGCAGGATGCGCAGGTCAGGCCGTTCGGCGATGGTATAGCCGGCCGTGAAGTCGCCGAAGGCGATGGGGAAGCTGTTGGCCGCCACGTCCGGCATGTCCTCGCAGATCAGCACCGGATAGCCCATCAGACGCGCAGGCTCGCCCGCCTGCAGGCTGTCGCCCCACATGAAGCGGCCGTCGGCATCCTTCATCTTGCGCACGGCGCCGGCGGTCTTGCTGTTCATCAGGAACGTCGCATTCGCGCGGTAGTCGGCGCCCAGGGCATAGACCAGGTTCACGATGCAGTCGCTGGCATTGGTGGTCGCGAAATCCGCCGCCGCGCCGGTGGGGATGTAGCCCAGGTTGCCCCAGGTCCAGCTTGCATTCGCGACCTTCGTCGGAAGAAGGATGCCGCGCGGCTTGTCCACGCCGTCGCCGTTGATGAAGGCCCCCGCCTCGGCCCGGATGAACCGCGTGGCGATCTTGCCCGCCAGCCAGCCCTCCACATCGAAGGCGCTGTCGTCCAGCAGGCGCTGGCTCGCCTTCGGCATCGCGCTCAGCTCGTGCAGCTTGATCGAGATGCGCTCGATGGTCGGCGTCGCCGTCTCGGCCTGCGCCGCCGTCTCGGTGGCCCAGCCCGACCCCACTTCGCTGCGGTCGATCAGCACGTCGAACGAGGTGGCATCCACCTGCACCACATTGGCAACCGCCCGCAGCGACGAAGTCGAGACCAGCATCGACCGGATCGTGTCCGCCGTCTGCGGGTCGACCAGATAGCCGCCATCCGCCGCCACGGCGGTGGACATGGCCTTGCCTTCCAGCGTCAGGCCGCGCAGCCCGTCGTCATCGCCGGTGCGCAGATAGGCGTTGAACGCCTTCTTGTGCGGGGCGTCCAGTTCCACCGCAGCCGAAAGGGCCGGGCGGCCGTAGGTCATGGTTTTCCGATCCAGCATGGTCAGTCGCTCTTCCTGATGTTGCAGCGCTTGTTTCACTTCAGCCTGAAAGCCGTTGAACTCTTTCAGGAAACCGGTCATCGCGGACTTCACTTCCGCCGCGGGCGACAGGGTCGTGCGGTGGGCCTGGGACAAGCCTTCCCCGGCCCGAGCCTCTCTCTCGGTCATCGTCGTCACCTCTCTTCGATGAAAAGGCCCGGGCGCGGTCGGCGCCCTGCCCGTTGCCGTCGCGGTCAGCGCCCGGCCAGGGTCCGGCGCGCGTCTTCGAAGACGTCGGCCAGGTCACGCAGGACGTCCGAAACCGTGTCCGATTTCGCCGCCACCCGCGCCTCGGGAAGCATGGGGAACGTCACCAGCGACACCTCCCACAGCTCCAGCTCCTGCAAGAGGCGCCGCCCCTTGCCGTCGCGTTCCGCCTTGACGGTCCGGTAGCCGATCGACAGCCCGTCAATCGCCCCCGCCGCCAGCAGGGCCGCCGCCTCGCGGCCCTTGTCCACTTCGGTCAGGATCCGGCCCTTGACCCACAGGCCCTGGCCGTCCTCCCGCACTTCGTCCCAGACCCCGATCGGCTGCGCCGGGTCGTGCTGCCACAGCATCTTGACCCGCCCGCCGTTTCCGGCCAGCCGGGCCAGCGAGGCCCCGTAGGCCCCCTTCTCGACCACGTCGCCGCCCTGGTCGCGCAGGCCGAAAAGCGAAGCATAGCCCGCCACCACCCGCCCGCCGTCCGCCGCCTCGGTCACTGTCAGTCCGGCCTCCGGGCGGTGGTATTTCCGCTCCGGCGCCCCATGGAAATCGCTCATCGCCTCACCTCATCGCTGCCCTGATCAGGGCTTCCGCACCTTGCGTCAGCAGGAAAGCCGCCACGCCATAGACCCCCAGCCAGATCCGCTTCTCCAGCCGCTCCAGCGCCGCGTCGATCTGGGCCAGCCGGAACTCCAGCGCCGCCCAGCGCTCTTCCATCACCCGCTCGTTCGCCTCGATCCGGGCATGGGCGGCGTCGAAACTGTCGAAAAGAAAGCGCGACCCGCCCCCTTCCTTGCGGATGCTCATTCGTCCTCCTGCAGGCGCGGCAGCCCCAGGATCATCCGCTTCTCGGCCTGCGTCAGGAAATCGGCCGCCCCCACCCGCGCCCATTGCTGGTCACGCTCCACCGCCAGCGCGGGGATCTGGTCAAGGTCCGGCTTCAGCTCCACCGCCTCGCCGGCAAAGGCCGCCAGCCAGTGCGACAGGCTGGCCAGCACCCGCTGCGCCAGGGGCAGCACCGTCAGCCGGTAGAAGGCCCGGTTCGCCTCCTGATAGTTCGCATAGGTCGCGTCGCCCGGAATGCCCATCAGCATCGGCGGCACGCCGAAGGCGATGGCGATCTCGCGCGCGGCCGACAGCTTGGTCTCGTGGAACTCCATGTCCGACGGGCTGAACCCCATCGGCTTCCAGTCCAGTCCGCCTTCCAGCAGCATCGGCCGCCCGGCATTCCGCGCGCCCTGATGATGCGTCTCGATCTCGCTCACCAGCCGGTCATACTGATCGGGCGACAGGTTCGACGCCCCGTCCGCGCCCTTGTAGACAATCGCGCCGGAAGGACGCGCCGCATTGTCCAGCAGCGCCTTGGACCAGGCGCTGGCGCTGTTGTGGACGTCAATGGCCACCGCCGCCGCCTGCAAAGGCGACAGACCGTAATGGTCATCCGTCGGGTGGAACGACCGGATGTGGCAGATCGGGCTCAGCCCCTCGGCCACCGGAAAGCGATGCGTCCGCCCGCCGACCGAGTAGTCATAGGCCACCGGCCAGCCGTCCGCCCCCGGCACCAGCGCCATCCGGTCCGACCGCAGCACATGCAGCTCAGCCGGGCCCTTCTCGCCCGGAACCGCTTCGATATAGGCATTGCCGCTCAAGAGCAGAAAGCCGTAAATCGCCTCCAGTAGCTCGGCCCGCCCCTGTCCGGCGTTGGGCCGCGCCAAAAGCGACAACACCGGATGTACGTCATAGCGCCGCTCGGCGTCCTGACACACCACCGGCAGCGCCGCCGCCGCCTCGGCGATCAGCCGCACAGCGCGGAACCCGATCGGGTTGCCCTGGAACCCCGCCTTCGACAGCGAAACAGCATCGCGCGGCGACCAGGCCACCCGGCCCGACGATCCCCAGGCCACCACGCGCCCCGTGGCGCTGGCTTTCTTCTCCACCGCCGCGGGCTCGGCCCGCTCGGCGCGCTTCAGAAAATCGAACACCATTGCCGCTCCTTTTCATCTGCCCGCAGGCAAAGCTTCACCGCCCACGCGCCGCAGCCGCAGGAAAAACCGCTCAGTTCCATAGGTTTAAAGCGGCCGCAGCCCTGGCCGACCCAGCTTGCCCGCGGGTTCCACCATCAGGTCGGTCAGCGCCCAGACCAGCGCGTCCAGCCGGTCGGGCGACCCCTGCCCCTGCCAGCCCGTCCGCGCCATCTGCATCATCTGCCGCTCCAGCTCTCCCAGAAAGCGCGCATGCGCCACCCGGCCCTGCTCGTACAGCGCCGCCACCGGTTCGGCCCGCAGCATCTTGGACCGCATCGCCCGCACCGCCCGGAACGGCACCAGCGGGTCGATCTGCTGGATCACGCCCTGCACCAGATCGCCGCCCTGGTTCACTTCCGCAACCAGCCGCTCGGCGCCGAACTCCTCCATCGCCGCCAGCGCCGCCCGGGCCCAGCCTTCGGGCGAGGCGCCCTTGACCGACCGGTCCGCCAGAACCACCGCGCGCCAGTCCTTCGGCGCACCCCGCGTATCGGCCCCCACCACCACGATCCCGCATTCGTCCGAGACCTTGGTCGCCGTCACCGGCGGGTCCACCGCCACCACCACGCGCTGCGGCAGGACGGGCTCCGCCTCCTGCGCCTTCTCGATCATCGCCAGCGTCCACAAGGCGTCCGGCACATCCTCGACGATCTCGCCCATCAGCTCCTGACGACCCAGTGAAGAGCCGCCGAACCGCGCCTCCACCTCCTCCAGGAAACTGGCCGCCAGATAGGCCCGGTTGGCCTCTGTGGGGGCATGGGTCATCACCGTCGTCGGGTTTTGCAGAATTGCCTTCAGCACGTCGACATTGCGCGGCGTCGTCGTCACCACCTGTTGCGGGTTCTTGCCCAGCCGCAGTGCGAATTGCAGCTGATCCCAGGTCGCCTGCGCCTTAGGCCATTTCGCCAGCTCGTCCACCCAGGCCGCGTCGAACTGCGGCCCCCGCAGGCTCTCCGGTTCATGCGCCGAATACAGCTGCGCCACTGCGCCGTTCGGCCATTCCAGTGTGTTGCGGCTGGAAATCCACTTGGGCCGCCGGTCCGGCGGGCTGCAGGCCAGGATACCGCTGTCTCCCAGCACCATCACCTCGCGCGCCTGGTCCAGCGTCTCCGCCACCAGTGCGACGCGCCGCGCCTGTCCCGGATCGCCCGGACGGGCGCCCTCGACCTGCGCCCGCACCCATTCGGCCCCGGCGCGCGTCTTGCCAGCGCCCCGCCCGCCCATGATGACCCAGGTCTTCCAGGCCCCCTCGGGCGGCAGCTGGTGCGGCAGCGCCCAGAACTCGAAGATCCAGGGCAGCGCCAGCAAGGTACCCTCGCCCAGACCCGCGAGAAACCCGTCAATCTCCTCTTGCGTCGCGGAGGCAAGCCAGACGGCGCCCGATTTCATCGCGCGCGGCCCCGAGATCAAGCTCTGTTCCGGCTCCGACAGACCCGGCAACCTGTTTGCGGAGTGCTTCGACATTGGCCCTTTCCTGAATCAGCAACTTGCCGACTTCGCGAAGGTCCTTGACGGCAGCCTTCGCCGCCTTGACCTCCTCGATCCGGCCCGCCTCGATGGCGGCGATCAGGGTCCGAAGATCCGTGATCGCCCACCGGTACAAATCTTCCGTGAACCCCAGAACATCGTCCGGGATCTCGTCACCTTCAGAAAACCTGATGGTCATGTATGCTCGCCCGCCTCTCATGCCTGCGTTCCGCACGAGGGAAATGACAAAGCGGCACCGGGGTCGCCCCCGGGCCGCTTCCGACACTTCTTCTAGCATGCCCCAAGTCCTACATCGGACCGGGCGCAAGGTCAAGCTAAAAAATCAATGAAAGCAATGGGTTATGCGGTCTCCGCATTTACCCTTTGTTAACCTTCAGTCCCCATCGCCCTCGCCCGCGGCCTCCTGTGCCTCGCGCTCGGCCTCCAGCGCGCGATAAGCCGCAACGTTTTCATTGTGTTCGTCCAGCGTGGCGGCAAAGACATGGCCATCGGCCGGGTCCAGCGTTCTTGCGACAAAGAACAGATACTCGGTGTCTGCCGGGTTCAGCGCCGCCTCGATCGCCGCGCGACCGGGGTTCGCGATCGGCGTCGGCGGTAGGCCGTCAATCACATAGGTGTTGTAGGGCGTCTCGCGCCGCAGTTCGCTCTGCCGCAGGCCGCGCCCCAGCACACCCTCTCCGTTGGTGATGCCATAGATCACCGTCGGGTCGGTCTGCAGGCGCATGCCGCTGTTCAGGCGGTTGATGAAGACGCTGGCCACCAAAGGCCGCTCGTCCGCGATCCCCGTCTCCTTCTCCACGATACTGGCCATGATCATCGCCTCTTCCGGCGTATCATAGGGCAGATCGCCCGCCCGCGTCGGCCACAGTTCGGCCAGCGCCGACGCCTGCCGCCGCTCCATCTCGGCGATCAGCGTGGCCCGGTCTCCGCCTTTCGCCACCTCCTAACTGTCGGGCGCAAGCGTGCCCTCGGCCGGCACCGCCGCGATCTCTCCGGTCAGGAACTCGGCCCGCTTCAGCCCGTCCACCACCTGCCAGCTGGTCACCCCCTCGGCCACCGTCACCCGCCAGCGCAGGTCGGCGTCCTCGCGCGCTTCGACATACTCCTGCGGCACCGCATCCACCGCGGGGTCAAACTTCACCACTTCGACAAACCGGTTCGTCTCCGGGTCCAGCTCGCGCAGGATCACATCCGTCGCCGTCACCCCGATCCGGAAGTTCACCTCCTGCCCGCAGGTCGATTGGCCCCCCGCCGTGATCGCCTCCAGCACCTCCTCCATCGAGGCCCCCGCCTCGATCAGATAAGAGCCGAACTTCAGGTCATCCGCCCGGCCCGCATAATCCGCGCCGATCCGGAAGATGCGCGCATCCGAGACCGCGCCGCGCTCTTCCAGGTTGCGGCTCACCCCGCTGAGGGACGCTCCCCGCTCCACCTGAAGGCAGATCGCGCTGGCCAGCGGCCCCGGCCTGGTGAACTCGTTGCGCCCCCAGGCCACCAGCGCCGCCGTCGCCACCAGAAGAACGATGAACAGCGTCAGCGCGTTCGAGGCGACCGACCTCCACATGGATCAGCGCACCTTGCCCAGGATCAGGCTGGCATTCGTGCCGCCGAAACCGAAACTGTTCGACAGCGCCACGTCGATCTTCCGCCGCACCGATTTCATCGGTGCCAGGTCCAGCTTCGGCTGCACGGCCGGGGTCTCGAGGTTGATCGTCGGCGGTGCCACCTGGTCGCGGATCGCCAGCACGCAGAAGATTGCCTCGACCGCGCCGGCGGCCCCCAGCAGATGCCCGATCGACGACTTGGTCGAAGACATCGTGGCATGGGCCGCATGGTCGCCCAGAAGACGCTCCACCGCCCCCAGTTCTATGGTATCCGCCATCGTGCTGGTGCCATGCGCGTTGATGTAATCGATGTCCGAAGCCTGCAATCCCGCACGTTTCAGCGCCGCCGACATGCTGCGGAACCCGCCATCGCCATCCTCGGACGGCGCGGTGATGTGATAGGCATCGCCCGACAGCCCGTAGCCCAGCACCTCGGCGTAAATCTTCGCACCCCGGGCGCGCGCATGTTCCAGTTCCTCCAGCACCACCACGCCCGCGCCCTCGCCCATCACGAACCCGTCGCGGTCCGCGTCATAGGGGCGGCTGGCCTTCTCCGGCTCGTCCGGGCGCTTGGTGGACA